GAATGCGAAAGCAGAAAAGATCTCCTTGGAATTATTGATCAAGAGGGTGGATATATTCCAGAGACAGAACAAGAAAATAGAGCCCTTGGTGTTGTTTCAACAGTTATAACAAATGTAAAGGCTAGAAAATTCAATTCAAGCTTTGCATGCACTTTCTATCCATGGGTTCAAATCCAAGCAAACACTGGTTTTGATTCAGGTAAAATATGGGCACCTCCATCAGTTGCTGCAATCGGTGCATTTGCAAACTCTGAGAGACAATCAGATCTGTGGTTTGCCCCTGCTGGTTTCACAAGAGGCGGACTTAATCCTCTCGGTGGAGTTGGAGGACCCGGAGTAATTAATGTTGATGGTGTTCTTACAGCCAAGCAAAGAGATAAATTATATCAAGTCAATGTTAATCCAATCGCATCATTCCCCGGAGAAGGTATCGTCGTATTTGGTCAGAAGACACTTCAGGCTATTCCTTCAGCACTTGATAGAATTAATGTTAGAAGATTACTTATCTACCTCAAAGGAGAGTTATCAAGAATCTCTCGTGGACTTCTCTTTGAGCCAAATGTAAATGCGACTTGGTTATCATTCAAGTCTCAAGCAGATCAAGTTCTCTCTGAAGTTAAAGCAAACTTTGGTGTAACTGATTACAAAGTTGTTCTTGATGAAACAACTACAACAGCAGACCTCATTGATAGAAATATTCTCTATGCTAAGGTCTTCATCAAACCAACCAGAGCAATTGAATACATTGTTGTAGACTTAATTGTTACAAATACTGGTGCGGAATTTGTATAACGATATAATTAATATAATAGGAGATTAATTCAATGGCTTTTTGGTCCGAACAATACAATGCTCAATCGAAAGATCCCAAAAGAGGATTTAGATTTAAAATTACATTTCAAGGCTTGAACGGTGGAGACATTGTTTGGTTTGCCAAGCAAGTAGGTAAACCGTCATTCACCATTACTGAATCAAGTCACTCATATCTTAATCATAACTTTTATTTTCCGGGTCGTGTTGAGTGGGATACACTTTCAATGACATTAGTTGATCCTGTATCACCCGGTGCTGTTGCACAAACAAATGCTATGGTTGTTGCTTCCGGATATCAGATTCCCGGTTCACCTGCTGATTTGATAACTATGTCAAAAGGTAAATCAGTTGCATCAATCGGTTATATAATAATTGAACAGATTGATGCAGAGAGTAGAGTAACTGAATCATGGACACTTAAGAACCCATTTATTAAGTCAGTTAACTTTGGTGAACTAGCATACGAAAACGATGATTTAACAGAAATCGAAATCGAGCTTCGTTATGACTGGGCAGTTTGCGATATTGGACCAACGGCTGATGGTGCTCAAACTGGACTTACAAACCAACTTGCAAATATCCCCGACAACAAAACTTTTTATGATAACTAAAAATGTCTTTCTGGACTAGCCCAACTATTCATCCAAAAATAAAGTCCCGCTTCATCGTTTCGTTTGGATCGGGCTTTTTTCTTCCTAATGTTAAATCTGTTACAAAACCAGCAGTGGAGGTAGGAACAAAAGAATATCGCTTGATGAATCATTACTTTAACTATCCGGGCCTCGTAAGATGGCAACCGATTCAGATCGTATTTGTTGATATGAATGGAGCCGGAGGACAATTTGATACATCACAAATGCTTTACGAGATGCTTAAGAATTCAGGCTATGCTTCCCCCACAACAGATAAACATGGCTTGGGTAAAGAGCCTGTTCGTGGTGCAGCAAATAGCCCCATCACAACCGCAGAGAAAGCATCAACGATAGCTAACTCATTTGGTGATGGTCTTTATGGACCAAGTAATTACAGTGACGAAAGTCCTAGTGCAGATAATAGAACTATAAGAATACAACAAATAGACTTTGGCTCACCAAGTCCCGACAATGATATAGCAACTCAAACGGGTACATTTATTCCAGATGCTAACACTGTCGAAGAGTGGGAACTTATAAACCCAATCATAACAAATATCTCATGGGGGAGTCTAGAATACGGTTCGGATGATTTAGTTGAATGCACACTAGATATTATGTACGATTGGGCAGAACACAAGAGCGACTCAGACTTAGACATCAATCTCCCACTAGTAACAAACAAATATCAAAATTTCTCAACATAAACAGCGAGGTGAAAATTGAGTAGAAACAACGAAGAAAGGTTTGGAGCCCACGGTGATGCTGGCTCAGAACCCGTTGCGGCAATGCCAAATCCACTGGATTTTGTATCCCCAACCGAACATGTAGAACTCCCGTCTAGAGGGAGAGGATATCCACAAGGTCACCCACTACACAATCAAGAGACGATTGAGATTAAATACATGACTGCAAAAGAAGAAGATATACTTTCTTCTCGATCTCTGTTAAAGAAAGGTCTTGCTATTGAAAGACTTATTGAATCTGTAATCTGTAACAAGAACATTGCCGCTCAGGATCTTCTTGTCGGAGACCGCAATGCAATTCTAATTTCAGCTAGAAAATCAGCATACGGAAACATTTATAGCACAAAGGTCACATGTCCTAACTGCACCGAAGTCAGTCCATATGATTTTGATTTAAATGAGGCAGATGTTTTTGAAGGATCTGAAATTGGAGAGTACGGTATTACTCCAACAGACAATGGAACATTTAAGGTTACACTTCCTGTAACAGAGTTCTTAGTCGAGTTTAGACTATTACGAGGTAAAGATGAACTTGAGATTATTAAGAAGTCTCAAAAATTGTCTAAGAATAATGTCGCAGAACAAAATGTGTCAGATCAATTGAAAAAATTTATTGTCTCAGTGAATGGATATAGCGAAGCCAAAGTTATAAATCATGTCGCTGATAAAATACCAGCACAAGATTCAATTTTCTTGCGAGCCGCCTATAGACAGTGCTCTCCAGATATTAAAATTACCGAAGACTTTACATGTCCGTCTTGTAATTATCAACAAGAACTGGAGGTGCCTTTCGGGGCAGACTTTTTTTGGCCTAACAGATGAATACATGGCTAATGTTTATGAGCAGTTCTTTGTTCTCAAGCATTACGGTTCATGGTCTTTGATCGAACTTTATAATCTTCCTGTTGGTCTCCGTAAGTGGTGGCTTGATCGGACAATCAAAGAGTACGAGAAAGAAAAAGAAGAACATGAAAAGGCAATGAAAAAGTCTAAACGATAATGCTCTTTCGAGAGCATTTTTGTTTATGATCTAATTATAAAGAGGACACCGCTATGATTGTAATAGATTTAACAAAAAAGAACCAATTAAATGAGAGTTGGCTTAGGATGATTGGCTCATGGTCAAAATCTCTTCTTAGGCAAATGTTTGGAAAAGATTTCTCTTTGAACATGTCGTTAAAAGAAGAGGAAGAGGAAAACAGGCTCAACTTTGTCATTCGAGGAGAAGTTGAAGATGTAAAGGCTTATGCCGATGCTTTGCTTCGTGAAAAAGATTATCTTGAAGCATATGCTCGATTTGGTGATGATCATCCGATGACAAACAAATCACGAGGTTTGCTACAACAAGCAGTTCAGAACTTTGAATCCAAGACCGGCATTAAGTGGCCGTTCTCTGACGAGGAATAATAAATGCCACAAGACGGTGACATACCATCAGAAGCGGAACTGGCTGCGGCGATTGAGAAACTTGATACTGTAATCGCCAAACAAAAAGAGCTTCTAGAACTTCGACTACAAGATGCTAGGATAGTTGGAGATATATCAGAACAAACACGTATTGCTGCTGAACTAAGAGAAAGAGAATTGACTCTCTTATCTCAAAGAATAGATGGGATGGAGGATCTTAATAACCTCTCAGCCGAAGAACGAAGGATAATGGCGGAAACCTTAGATCTAACTGAACAACAGCTTCGTCTTGCCTTAAATCAAGAAAATGCTAGAGCGACACTTTTAACAGATATAGCACAACAAAGAGCACAACAAGAATTAATTAAAGAAGCCAGTCAGGAGTCAGATAAATTTGTTGGGGGCATTGCCGGTAAATTAGGCATGGCTCAAAAATTTCCTC